TGTATTCTGCGGAGAAATGCGTAATGTATAATTTGCGTAAAGTAAGCAAAAGGATTTTTGGATTTCTCAGGATCAAAGTTATGTATGTATTGAACGCAATTTTCGATTCCATCGGAAATCATATCCTCCTTGAACATGTAGTTAACAAAATTTGGTTTGAATGATAAATGATTAGCAATCTTTAAAAAACAGTCACCAATATAACGAGGAATAACTGGTTTAGTATCCCATGACGATGCCCTACCTGCTTTATCTGGTGGTTCACCATACTTTCTAATATAAGTAATCTCTACATCTTCACGATATCTAATCAAAGCTGCAAGAAACTCTTTGTTGTTAACATAGTGTTCCGACCTTTTTCGTTTAGCCATAGGTTTAATTATTGCCATAAGTCATTATCACTATTATGTAGATAGTATAACATTTATATCGTTACTTGACAAGTTCTAAAAATAGAGTAGAATAACCTTTGTGGAGGTTCAAGGAAAGGTATTAGCTATTTTTATTAGGATTAGATTTATATAATTTCTCTAGAATATCTTTAGCATCATGAACATTTGATATATATCCCATCTTTTTAGTTATTTTTGGTTGGCCATTTCTTTGCCTAGATGCATCTTGAACAAATTGTTGATACATATTGATCATAGTAAGATCAGAAGATTCTGACAATGTTAATACATCTGAAAGATTAATAATAAACATATCTTCATGAGTAGTTTTTAACCAGGGTTCTACTTTATAACCCACTATGCCGCCTCTTGATTTAAGTTCAACAATAGTAATAGGATTAGAAATTATTAACATAGTTCTATCTTCTTCTTCAGATGCTGCTACTTTTGCAAATATCTCTTCACCATTTTTAAATTTAATTGTTGAATAGAAATCGTCTTCCATTATTTTTCTCCTTTAAGTTGTATTGTAATAATTTCATAATTAAAATTCTCTTCGTTGTATATTTTAATACGTTCTATAAGATGATTTAATGTGTAGTTTTTTCTAGATCTTTGAGAACAATCATCGGCAATATCATATAAAATGGCTTTAATCTTATTTGAACTTTTTCTAAGAACTCTGCCAATTGATTGAAGATTTCTAATTCGTGATTTGGAAGGAGAAGCAAATATAATATTGTGCAAGTTTTTAATATTAATACCTGTGCTGAAAGTGCCATAAGAAGCAACAATGATCGCATTTCTTTCTTGTTCCGTAATTTCACGAACCAATTCTCTTTCTTCAGCATCTACTCCACCATGAATGAAGAAGACCTTTCTATCACCTCGTTTGTTAGTATTTATCTGTTCGTAAAGTATAGCACCATGTGTTTCTACTCTACTATAGAGTATAAGACTATTCCCTTTTAAGTCTAACGCAAGATTAGTAATAAATCTATTTCTTTGTTCATGACTTATTAAATATTCAATTTCATCTTGATATGTTTCAAACTTTTGAGGAGGATGTTTTAGTATAAGACATTGAATATCTAATTGAGAAAGATGCCCTTGTCTCATTAATTCTTCTGTTTTTGTGACTTTATATGAAGGCCCAAATAATCCTTCTAAGACCCATTTATGAGTCTGTGTGCCGTCTAAAGTTCCAGTAAACCCAAACCTATACTTAGCATGATGTAATTTTGTCATTATAGATATTAATGACTTGCTTTTAAATAGGTGAGCTTCATCTCCTATAATTACATTATAGTCTTCAAAAAATTGTTTTTCTAATTTATAAACAGATTGCCATGTAGTAATGGTAACTGGAAGTTCATTACTTTTTTCCTTTCCAGAATATATACGGTGACAATATGACTCAGCATCCCAACCATAATCCTGAAAATCCTTATACATCTGCTCTACGAGAGATGTCGTCGGAACAACTAGAAGTATTTTTTGCTGCTGCTCTATGTAATACCTTACAAGAGAATAAATCATCAACGATTTTCCTGACGCAGTTGGTGATATCAGTAGTTTTCTATTGTGCTTTAGAGCATCGCATACTCCCTCAACTTGGTATTTCCTGGGAGAAATTGAGCAAATAGAATTCATATAATCTTTTACACCTTCATACGAAATCCCCTGATTCTCTTCATAGGGAGTTCCGTAATATTCATTATCTACAAATTTATAAGTATAATCGTGTCTATTGCAAAAAGAAATAATTCGATCTAACAGTCCAACATATATCCTCTTTGATCTTAAATCAAATAAATGTATCTCTCCATTCCAATTGCGATTTCTGTATTGAGGCATAAACTTTGCCCCTTCAACTTGAAAAGTAAAATGATCCCTCAGTTCATACTCAATATGAGGCTCAGCATTTACTTTTAAAAATACTTCATTAGCTTTGGATATAACAACATTGGCAGTTGTATCAATCACCTAATCCATTCATCTATTAATATTTATTAACCCTTGTCAACCCAATCCTGACTGGAATCTCATAAACTCAATTGCATTCTTAATCTGATATGTTCTGTTCTGTATCACTTTAAGAATGCTTTCAATATAAGTAAGCATCGTATCATAGTATTCTATCTTAAGAGATGAGTTTGCAAGCTTCTCATCTGCATCAAGATACTTTTGCATTGTATCCTTATCTCTTATCTTCTTTGGAAATGGATTATCAATATAAACTTCTGGATCTGACTTCCCACTAAAATACTCATACCGTTCATGACGGATGTTTTTTCTTTGTTGTTCTGCTTTCTTTCTTAGTAGAAAGATTGTATTATATAAGTCAAAGTATTTTGCATGTAGAGAGGGGATATTCAACGATTCTTCATGTAGATTATCTCTATCAATCCTTGCGTCTTTCTCCCACATCTCTTGAATAGATTCAAGATTTACACTCATATAGCATTATTAGAAGTATCAGTTAGGTTGTACATAGTATACTTGAAACTTACGTCTGCTGTAAAGTATTCTATATCTGTATCTGTAGCATCAAAACTTAAAGTTGTCAACTGGTAAGGCCATAATTCTTTAAAATTTACATTGAATTTTGCGACCATATTGCTACTTAAAATTTGAAGAGTTCCGTCAGAATAAACTTGATCTCCAAAATTTTTATACCTTTGAGGAAGAGCAGCCTTTCCAGATTTTTCAAGTTTATCAAATTGATCTATACTTTCAGGATAACCCAAACCTCTCATCCAATTTTGAATTTCCATATAATTTGTCAAATCTTCATCAACAAGAAATCTTAAATTCAAATCACCAAATTCCATTTTATCACCAGGTGTTGGAATATCTCTAAGTGGATTTGGTTGTATTGCTACACCAAGAGATATGTCTGGAATATTAGCTTGGTTGCAAAAATATGCAACACCTGGCGATCTCTGTAAGTTGAATTTAAAACCTACAGGTGCAAGATAATTCCTATTCTCTATTTGTGATCCTCTAGTTGCCATTAGTTCTTGCAGGTCTCCTTATATATTTAGGTTCTTTGAGTAAAATCAATACCTTCCATATGATCATACTCATGTTGAAATATTCTTGCTATCATTCCATCTAATTTAATTTTATGAATTTTCTTACCTTCATCTTCATATTTAACAACAACAGAACTTGGTCTTGAAATTTTTAAATATAAATCTGGATAAGATAAACATCCTTCTTCCATTACTGTTTGATCTTTTGATTCTTTTAAAATCTTTGGATTAAAACAAGTAATAGTTTCTTGATTTTCCATGTCACTTATCATTACAAAAGCCCTTTCTGAAATACCAATTTGATTTGCGGAAAGACCTATACCATTATAGTGATACATATTTTCGTGCAAAATATATGATAATTTCGAACGATCTAAATTATAACTGCATTTATCAATTCTTTCGTGCAGTAATTGTTCAGAAATGACTAATGGTTTTAGCATTTAAATATTTAGTTCATACCATCATACCATGTCTTAAATGAATATGCTGGCCATTGACCATATAATTTTGATTGAGTGCGACCACCATATATCTGAGGTAATACATCATCCCAATCTTTTACCTTGGCATGATTTAAAAACATATTAAATTCTTCATCTTCAAAAGTAAGTGTTTTTGCATAATCCCAAAAAGGTGTATCATATTTTGATCCAAACTGATAATGCCAAAGAACAAAATTTTGTAGTTGTTTAATATACTTTCTAATATCACTAACAACATAATCACGATTAAATTTACCTGGCATCAAATACTCAAATACTGCTCTAACCAATTCAATATAAACTTGTGTTGATGATGATTCTAATGGTTCTAAGAAAAATAATCTATTACCATTAAGAATTATTCTATCATCAACAATTGGATTCTTTGCAACATAATTTTTATAAGAAATATATTTTGTTACTTCAACATCAAACATATTTTTTAAATTAAGTTCTGCTTCATCCTTAGATGTTATATCACTATTATAACAATACCCAACACAATAATCATGTGATGGTGATTTATAATTGGTAGGAATTACAAATGCCCATCCATCAGGAGTTGCAACATGTCTGCTCCATGAATTCTTTGCGGTATACCAATTAGGTTTTGCTAATATACATGCATTTGTTGGATTTTTTAATTCTTCATAATCTTTATAATCACTTGGTTTACCTCTACAATCGAAAATATAATCAGAATCAATTTTATCAATATCTAGAACATCATCATATTTTACTTTAAAACGACCAGACGATAATATACTTGCTTGCATTTCCCAAGGGCAATAATGCATAGCCATTCTATCTGGGGGAAATGAATGGAATAATTTATCGTTTACTTTACCCCATCCCTCATATAATATTCCACTTTTAAAAGTAGCATTAATTTTATTATGATACCAATTAAATCCAGTGCCACCCCATAGCAAACCAGGTGGTTCTACCACTGTTGCTTGACCAACTCTTTCTGGAGGTATCTCTGGATTATATACTAATTCAACTTCATATTCTGATTGTCTTCCATACCAAGCACAATACAATGCTGTAAAACATCCTGCATTACCACCACCAACTACTGTAATTTTTTTCATAATACGGGGTATACGGGACTTGAACCCGTGATCTCTGCCGTGACAGGGCAGCGTCATAAACCACTAGACCAATACCCCAAGTCAGGTAACTTTGATATTATAGCATAAAAAAAGACCCCCTGCAAGAGGAGGTCTTTGAAGATATATAAGCGTCTCGCTTACATGAGGTTCTTGACAGCAACACGCCTGTAGTAGCGGTTCTGGTTCGCAAGAAGAGCACCTGCACCTTGAGTAGTTCCTTCGGCAAATGGGTTGGCAACAAGACCATAACGAGTCTTGAATCCAATTTTTGGCTGGAAGGAGTTTTCTCCAACTGCACGAACCATCTGTAGTGGAACGTAAGGGCAGTAGAATAATCCAGCGTCATATGGTGAGGATCCTTTGTATCCTACAACATAATACTGGTTTCCACCTGTAGGTGCTGCGTTAGCACTTGTAAGGTTAGCAGAATAAGGGTCAATGTAGACTCTATACTTACCTTGTAGAACACCAGCGAAGGTGTTACCTGTATCATCAACGTTAAGATTAGCGTTGAGTGCAGGAGTGTAATCAAGAACACCAGCCATGGTTAGTGCAGAAGCAACGTCTGCTGAACACATGATGATGTTGCCCTTTCCACGACGAGTTCTTTGTGCGATTGCGTTTGCATCACGCTCGATCTGGAATAAGAGACCCTTGAACTTCTCAACTGACCATCTTCCGTTTGAGTCGATGTCTAAGTCGAATACACCAGCAGTAGCAGTGTTTTGAACAGCACCTTGCTCTGCAACCTTGTAGATACTTCTGATAACTTCTCTGTTAATTTCAGCGAGAATCTCAGTAGAAAGGATGTTAGCAAGTTCTGCTTCTGCATTAAGACCGTGGATTGCTTTCAAGTCTTGAGCGAGTTCTAGTGAATACTCAGCCTTTAAAGCACGAGACTTAGCAGTAACAGTGACCTTCTCGATAGAGAAGTTCATCTGTGCGAAAGCATCGTTACCATCTAGTAATGATTCTGCATTACCAGTGGTCATACCTGGAGACAAGTTATACTGAGGTGTTCCAGTAGTAGCAGCAGTTCCAACTGGGTTAAGAACCGCAGGGTTGTTACCTATTTGGGTAGCAGTACCAAAACCAGCTGGTGTGTCTGTCCAACCTGCTGATTGACCCTTATTATGATCGTTTGCAGAATGTGTAGTGTCTGCTTCGTTGTAGAATGCTTCGGTACCTGTTGTACGGTTAGTTCCGTAACGTGATCTCATTGCAAAGATCAATCCAGTAGGACCAGACATTGGTTGAACGCCAGCAAGGTCATATGCGACCAAGTTAGGCATTGAACGTCTGATAAGACTGATAAGAACGGGATCAAAACCAGCAACTGGGCCAGTAGATGTAGCACTACCACCGAATCCACCTGTTCCAGATGAGTTAGTTGGTTGCTCCATCAAGTTTAAACCTGATGAGAATGCTTGTTCTTCTTTTAAGAATTTTTCTTGGTTTTCGAGCAGGACGGCAGTAACTGCTTTACGATGACTGTCTTTGATTTCATCAAGACCCTCGTAGTTAAGAAGCGGTGCCCACTTTTCCTGCAACTGTTCTGATTGGAACATTGAGGTTTACCTATAAAAGTTTACGTTTGATTTAATATTTAATTCAGTTTATTGCTTAAATGCTGAAAGCGATTTCAGATAAGCAGCCATTTGATTAGAATGTGATTCTACACCTTCTGCACTATCAACTCCTTCTGAAAGGGTTTCTGCTTTAGCAGATGGAGAACTACCTTTTGAAGCGAAATAAGATTCCTTCAAAGTCTCCAACTTTTCACGATAAGATTCTTCACTTTCAAACTCTACACTTTCAGCAAGTGAAGCGAGCTTCTCTTTCTGAGTGGCCGCTAGACCTTCAGAAACGCTAGAAACGATTCCATCAGCAACAGATTCGCCAAGGCGACTGTTTAATCCAATGTTCTTCTCTATTTGCTCATTGAGTTTTGACTCCATGTCATCTAGTTTTTCTACCATGCTCTCAAGCACATCATATTTGTCGTCAGGGATAGTTACATAATGTTCTTCAAAGAGACTGTGCATTCCACTAAGGAATGATTCAGTCATATCTGTTTTAAGTCCTTGCTCAACTGCAAGGGCATTTTCGTTGAACCACTCATCGGCAACATACTCAAGATAATTATCAACACGCTCAGAAAGTGCGGCTTTTTCTGCCTCGATCTTTTCTTCAAGTGTCTCTTGGTATTTTGCTTCTAATGCTTCTTTAACTTCAGAAACTTTAGAATTAAGTGCGGTTTCGAAAACAAGCTTTGCTTTCTCTCTAAATTCTTCAGAGAGTTCTTCGCCACCGAGAAGGGCATTAACATCATCTTCGATGTTAATTTCTTCAACTACTTCGTCAGTAGTCTCTTCTTCAGCAACTACTTCTTCAGTAGCTACCTCCTCTTCTTCGATAACTTCCTCGGAAGCTTCTGTCTCTTCAGCTTTCATAGCACCAACTTTACCTTTACGGTTAGTGACTACATCTGAAACCTGCTTAAGTGTAGCACCAGGTGTCTTTAGCTTATTGCTATCGTCATCTGGTTTTGAATTAAAGGGGGTTGGGCCACCTAAATCCTCCACATTACCAGCAACCGATGTGTCGATTGGCATACCTGGTTTTGCGTTGGCGTTCACAGCAGTCTTGGATTGCTTTAATCCAGCATCCGCTTTAGACTCTTCCATTTCTTGTTGTACAACACGAGACATTTTTACAGCTCCGATCTTTTTTTTATTAAAATCTATATTTATTTAGAAGTTTTACAAATTTGATAAGAAATCATTAAATAGATTGAGTTTTTTCTCATCTAATTGTTTCTGATCAACCAATGTATTAATGTGTTTGTATGTTTTTTCTGCATACCTCTCACGAAGTACACCTCCATCCCAAACCCAGTCTTTTCCTTCCATAATTCCTGAAACGAATGCATCAGGAGCTGAAG